ATGGCTGATATAGAGTTGATTTCTGAAAAAGAGGTGATGGAAAAGCTTAGGGTGTCATCGAGAATGACTATCTGGACTTATACCAACAAGCTGGGGTTTCCCAAGGCAGTTAGGACCAGGCCTAAACTCTATTTACTGGCTGAGGTAGAAGGATGGATTTTAAACGGAGGCGTGAATCAGAGGTAATGGTCACCTGTTCACGCCTGGGTTGCGCCTGACTAACCGATAGTTACATTATGCCGTGAAGCCTGGTATATGACTTTGCTTTCTTCTCGCTGGCGGTCAATGAAGTCAGCGAGATCTGAAATATGCACCATCCGCGGGGCTTTCTGACTATCAGCTGTGCGGAATGTCGGGATTGGCAACTTGTTTTCAGCTGCTTTCCTTTCTGCTGTTACAGACTTAAGACCGAAATATTTCTCACACACCTGGCTAAGCGGGACAGTCGCGGTTTCGTACTCAGCCATCAGTAAAAACATTGTGTTCATCGCATTTCCTCCACCTGGTATTTAACGCCAGCCTCGTCAAGAGCCACAAAAACATCGTTCATGTCGAAGTAATACCCGTAGCCATTGCCGTCCAGTCTTTCAGACTTCGGAAGCTTTACAGGCTGCGGCTCGGTGGCGTTCAGAGCATCAACAGCCAGCAGAACATCCTGCGCGTATGCCGCGTTATGCCATTTCAGCTTCTCTGCGATTTGATTCAGACGCCCAATTAGCGCCTTTCTCTGCTCTTCCGTATATGCCTGCATCATTCACCTTCCACACGACGAAACTCGATCACCCAGACCCACGGGTTAGCTTCCCAGTTATCTGCGCCGTAAATGCTCATCCACAATTCGCGAAAATTAATACGATGCTCCCATCCAGGCAGAACTCCTCCGGCTGGTGGCGTAACGCCTTCTGACTTGGCATCCTCTTCGCTCAGGTCACGTAACCGCTCGACCCGCACGCCGGTAATCTCCAGCTTTATTCTGCTGGCCCAGCGCGGCATGTGGAGCGATGGCGTCCACTTTTCGATAACAGCGGGCTTATTACATACAGAAGCTGGCACGCGGTGTGTCTGTTGAGTCCAGCTCTGGCGTTGGCTGGCTTTATAAACCAGCGTCGCTACGTCAGTTGCCCGGCTATGCACACGGAACGTCTCGCGCACCCAGAGTAAATCACCTACTGCACCGAACGGGCAGGTGTAGCCCTCATCTTCGCTGGCTACACCAAAGACCTGTTTCTTCGCTGGCTGAAGGTAGCCGTGTGTATCAACCACGCCAGGCGTATACCAGCGCGCGGTAAAGTCCGTTTCCAGCTCCATATTCATCGGAGAGAAATCGGCAGACGGCTGCACCTTCATTATCCGTCTCGTTTGCGTCTTGCTGCCGTTCAGTACGGCGCGCACCATGTCGGTGTTTAAGAGGATTGGGCGTTCACGCATCTTCTTCATCCTCTTCGGCTGGCTCAACTTCCGTGCCATCGTAGGCCGATTTGACGCTATTGGCCGCCGCGATGATGGCGTTGAACTGCTCAGGGTTGACCATCACACCGGGGTACTGGCGCGAAACTTCAAGGCTAATGGCAGCAACGAGTTTCATCTGGTCGATGCAGATAGTGGTTTTCATCACTCACCATCCTTACCGGCGCGCAGTTGAGCGGCGTACAGGCGGGCTTGCTTAGCCGAATAGCGAAGTAATTCTGATGACTCGCCATCATCATAATGTTCTTCATCGGCGACCTTATCGGTGAGTTCTGCAAACATCTCCACACCCTCAGCCCGCACAGAGTTGAGCCAGGCGTCGGTGGCTGGGGTTTCTGAATTTGAATGCCAAAGTTTATGCGCTACAGGTCCATCATAGGCACCATCACTTTCGTATCCGCGCAGCTCTTCTGAGAGCACATCGTTCATGGTCTTGATGGTCGCATTTTCAGCCGCCTGCGCATCCAGCTTTTGCTGTAGGGCGGCGTAGTCTTCGTAATAAACAAACTCTCCTTCAGGGTCGTTGTAGCAAATATCCTGTCGACCATAACCGCTAACCGAATGCCGTTTAACTTCACTCATCTTTATCTCCTGTGCCGCTGAGCGGCGAAATAGTTAGCGAGCCTTCTTCCGCTCTTCCCGAAAAGACAGCCGACACTGATACGCCATGCGGCGTACCGATTCGTATGAGCGATTAAGTTGTCGGGCTATGACTTTTGGCGGGGTGGTAGCTGCGAGGTCTTTTAACAGGCCGATTTCGATATATGTCCATCGGCGGCCGAGGCTTATTTGGTTGCCCCGGCGCTTATAGTCGGGAGTTTGCATTTCTACTCCTCGGGAGTTGGAGGCATGTCCTCTGGCATAACTTCATACTCTCCCGTGATAATGGAAGCATTGTCCTGTGGCACATCAGTCTCTGCTTTCTCATCGAGGTTAACGGCGCGCTGTAGCTCGATGCTGACGGGCAGATATTTAAACAGCCGACGGATAGCCGTTTTCTTTGCCATTTCTTCGTAGTGATCAACCCACGGCCCTTTGTCACCTGACTTACTGAGTGCGCGCACCTTATCGACTGCTGCCTTGCTCATCACTTCAAACTGCACGCCACCATCTTTGAGGCGGGCTACTGCGTAAACGTGGGTCAGGGCGCCGGGATTACCATCTTCGTTCGGCACGTGCTCCAGTTTCTCTTCGAGGCCGTATGCATAGCTGAACTTATCGTTTTCAAATACAGCGCGTGCCGACAGGCTGACTATCTGGCCTGAGCGGCGGGCAAGGTCGATCATCCCGCGATAGCCGATGATCAGCTGCGTTTCAGTGGCAACGGTGACCCACTGATTTCCCTGCTTCTGCCGCTTATCGAAAGGAAGCAGGTAAGCGTGCCCAAGCGCGCCGCCGTGCTCCAGACCGAGCTGGGCGCACTGCATAATGGCGCCGAGGAAAGACATCTGATCGCACTGCATGAGCTTTGGCGTTTTACGTAGCTCGGTCATCGCGATGCGAGCCAGTCGGTCGGCCGTCATATGCTTAGGCAGGGCGAGCGCAATCTGCGCCTTGGTGTTCGGGTCAGCCATAAGCTGAGTCAGAGTTTTTGGCTTACGGTCCTGCGCAGGCGCGACGTCGCCTCCGGTCGCTGCGGATTTAAGTGCTGCTGATGACATTTGAGAGTCCTTATTTGATGCGGAAAACGCGCGATTTCATGGTGGTTTTGAATGCGTCGTACAGCTCAGGGTGAGCATCTTTAAACGCAGCAATATTGAAACGGGTAGAGTTCTGAGTGCGCCAGGTAGCCAGCTGCTTCCCTTCGAGGCTGATAAACGAATTCTGCTGCATGAAGAGCTTCAGCTTTTGCTCCGCGAACTCGATTTCGTCCGTGATTTCTTTCCGGCGCGCCTGTAACTCCCTGAGCTGAAGAATGGCGTCCAGCGCCTTTCCATCAGCTTCAATACCCGTTCCGGCGTCCCTGTCGAAGATGCGCATCACGTCACTTACTGCCGTGACCGGCGGCGGCGACAGGGTGCTAACCATCTCCCAGAACTGAATCTCCTTTTCCCTTATTGCGGCGATCGTCTCGTCGTCGCGTTCTACCCGGTAAACGCGAAAGTCATCAGCGCCAATCAGCACGCCAAAGACGCAGACTTTCTTTCCCGTCACCATCAACCCGTGCATAGCCTGAGCTGTGTAATGAACCGGAATCGCGTCCGTCTGCTGCTCCCCCCATTCGCGCGCTTTGAATGGGCTGCACGTCTTGATCTCGATGTTTTCCCCGCTCTCTGCCTCAGCATCTATTTCAGCGGCTATGAAGGGTAGTTCGGGATCAAGGTAGCGCTCTCCGCGCCGGGCAATTACCAGGCCTGTTTCTTCGGAGAGGAGGTCTATGACATACGGCTCCATCCTCTGGCCGCGGCTGAATATCTTCTGCTTGCCGGGTGAGGGAGGTTCTTTGCGTGGCTGCACCTTGTCGAGATAAACATCCAGCGGGGTGCGCCATGGCGAGATGCCGAGGATACCGGCGACATCGCTGCCGCCTAAATATTTGCTTCGGTCTAACTGACCAACTGATTGCATCATGCAGCCTCCATATTTCCATGCCTGCGACAGTAAATCCCGATCGCCATTTCCCGCTTCGCGACTTTCACCAGCGCATCACGCAGGAAATGCTCGGCGGCTTCGTACTGCTCATCGTCTTCGTCGACCATCTCGACCGCTGGATAATCGAAATGCTTCGGCAGGAACGAGCACAGCGCGGTCATCAGCGGGTTAATCTTGTGCTGGTCCATCATCGCGTCGACTTCTTCGCCGATGCGCTCTAAATCGGCCTCAGAGAGGTTTTTGATAATCTCTTCGACTTCCTGTTTTGCTCGCCATGAAAGTTTCACTGGTGCGCTCTCCGTAACAGCAGCATTGCCATAGCCCACTTGGCGCTGTCGCCGAACAGATGGGCCTCTCGTGAAAGCTCCTGCGCTTTCTGGAAATAGCGAATCTTCATAACGGGTCACCTTTTTCACAGAGGGTTTTGGCAATGCGGATAAGCAGCTCAATAAGAGGGTTGCGTTTGGTTTCGTTGTTTAACTGGGTGAAGCCCACGATGGCCCCACCCGCGACGGCATAGTTCATCGGGGTTCCTTATGAATTAGTTGATTTGGCGTTGACGTAAAAAAGCCAGCGCTAGGCTGGCAAGGAGTGTGTCGTAGTTATCTCGCACCGATGTGCGCTTGGTGACTAGCACCGAAATGCCCTCAGTGAGGGCATTGCGCTGCTATTTTCCTACTGCAGCGATCTCTTCCTCGGTGAATCCCGCTTCACGCATTTTCCCGATGACTCTTTTGCGCTCTTCGTTAGCGGCGCGCACCAGTTTGTCGGTGGCATTTTCAATCTCGATTCTTCCTGGAACATGCCACCGCCCATTTACCTTTACCGCCCAAGCTCTCTGAACTGGACAGTCACTACCCATCACGTATTTACCTTTTCCTAGCCGAGCAGCTGTCTCTTCATGCCAGCAAACGTGAAGCACTACCTGTTCACCTCGACCATCCGTCAGGTTTTCATTGGTCAGGGTCAGCCATACCGGTTTCTCTTCTGTAATTTCCAGTCTCGAATCCATATCTCTCTCCTTGCGGTTACTGGCCCAATGCCTTCGATAGCGCAGCCTCTGCTTTTTCCATCATGGCCCGATGCTTCGGCGGCGCACTTTCATCGACATCCATTTCATACTGCCGCATGGCTGCGACGACATCCTGAAGCGCCTCTAACATATCAGGAGCCGCGGCTATCAGGTTGGCATCAGCTTCCTGATGCTCCTGTTTTCCATTGAACTCAACCCATGCTACCGGGAATATCATGCCGTATGACTGATCGTCATGCTTGCTGATTGGGCCGATACTTCTGTCAGTCTTCGATGCAACCCAAGGCCCTCTGGTGCCCTTAAATCCTTCCATCTCATCCCCTCGCTAAATAACGAGCCCACATAAGCACGACCATCACTATCCAGCAGATAATCCAGTCTGTGTTGCTCATGTTGGCTCCAGTAAAAAGGCCGCCTAAGCGACCTGCCTGAATTCATTCTCTTCACACCAACGCTTAGCGCCGTTTATTCCAGCCATCTGAATCTGGCAAACACCTTCCCGCACAACATCAAAGCATCCGGCGCGGTAATAAATATCGAAACCGCAATGTGAGGTTACTTTTCGCTCTGCTTCGTAAAAGGCTGTCCCATAACCTTTGCCGCCTTTGTGCCACGGGTTTTGATAAATACTCATGCCGTTATCTCGCCGTTACGATGTCTTTAGATTTGCGATCAACTGCTGTGCAGTTCGATCGTCTTCCCACTCCGATACTGCAACGTGCTTTTCTTCAAGAGTCTTCATCAGCGCCTCACGCTTTTCTCGTGGTAATGAGGTGAACATCGCTGAAATACATCCTGATATGCCTCCGCTGCACTCTGATGTGATTCCATTAGCCCAAAACTTCACTTTCGCGCTGTAATCGGGTTTTTTGTTGCTAGCCATACATCACCTCAAATAAGTGGAATCGATTTGCCGCGCATCTTCTGCACTGCGTGAATCTGACGGCCAGCTTCGTTGCTGACCTTCTGGTATTTGGTGCTGATACGGTGCTCTACGTACATCGATGCTCCCGCCAGAATCTGCTTGTGATACTCGGTCTCTGTTTCTACTGCCTTGATTACGCGGTCAGCTGGTTTGCGATTCAGCGTCAGAATCGGCCGGCAAGTCGGTTTAGCTTTCACGCCAACCAACAGGGGGTTGGCATCTTTCCATTCAGCCTGCTTTTCAGCACGAGCTGCACGGCGACGTTCTTGTGCGTTCATGTCATTCTCCTGTCAGTTAGCTTTGGCTGAGCGTTGTCACTCACCAAAGCTTGCTGCTTTGAATGTTTGCGCTTTTTCAGCGCCTCATGTTAAGGAGCGGCGGGACTCAATTCCGTGTCCCTTTACTGCTTCAGCGTCGTGACGATGGATTTAATTTATCTCAAAGATAAACATTGGTAAATAGCTATGTGATAAATAATTTAGCATTAAAGGTCGATTTTAAGATAAATAATTGTCTGGTAAGGATAAAAAAATTTACCAGATTTACTTTAGACGAAAAAAAACCAGCTCAAGGCTGGTTCTTTCGGATGGAGGGGGGGCGGATTAGCCGAGGCGGGTGTAGTTCATTTCCCATTTGCCGACAACGAACCCCTGGATGTGAAGCTGCTCTTCTTCGTCAGAGCTGATCTCCCATTTTTCGTAGGTCTTGTTGTCGCTGATCACAACCAGTCTGTCTTTTAGCTTCTGGAGTCGCTTAATGTGGACACTATCCCCATAAGAGAACGCGTAAATGCCATCGCTTACGAAGCGGCTGACAGTGACATCCAGTACCACCAACTCACCAGGCTCTACAGATCCCCTCATACTGTCGCCAACAGCAGTTGTTATCTTTAGAGAAGATGCAGGCCTGCCACCAAACATACGTTTTGCATATTCGGGGTCAACTTCAATTGATTGAATTATATCTGGATACTCACTATTCATCCTGCCTCCACCACAACTGAGCTCCACATCAAGTTGCTCTATCCTGTATGTATGATCAGTATAGTTTCTTGAAAGATTTTGCAAGCTGTAATTGTTAGCGTGCTCAGTTTTGCCTGGTTTGTCTACAAACCCGGCCTGAATAGTATCCATCCATCCTTTAGGCAAACCAAAAGATACCTCTGTCCGGCGCGCGAGCGTGTCCCCAATGTTGCGCACATGTTTAGTAGAAGTCACCTGACTCAACTGACTAGCAGTGATGCCAAGCTTCTCCGCGAAATCAGCCTTAGTCAGACCCTGCGCGACATGCTCGTCAAGCAGAGTGCGCAGATTACTGCGTCTTATGTCTTTAGTTTCCATGCCTTAAATGATCTCACTGCTTAGCAGAATGATAAATATGCGCAAAGATAAATCCGCTTGCGCATAATTTAGCTTTGAGATAAACTTTGATTAATCTTCAACAAAAAGGGTAAAGCGAATGATCAACGACCTTCTTCGCTGGCGTCAGGAAGCCACTAAAGACGACTGGTCCAAGCTCGCTCAGCTCGCTAAGACATCCACTGGTTATCTCGACCAGATTGCATATGGATATCGCCGCGCATCTCCCCAGATGGCTGAGAGCATTGAGAACGGAACCAAAATCTTTAAGCGGCTTAAGTCAGTCTCAAAAGAGAAATTGGTTTTTGCAGAACTAAAAACCAAAGCAGCCTAAGCAGTATCCCGCTCCTTAACATCCCCGCCCTGAAAAAGGGCAGTAATCAAATAAACGATTCAATACGTGACTGCATTACGCACTGTCACGCAATTACTTACATCACAAGGAAATTATCCAACATGGACATTGCAAAACACAGCAAAAGGATTCGCGAGGTAGAAAGCGAAATGCGATCCCGCCTGGTAACTATGGGGCAGGGTAACTTCGCAAAGATGGCTGGATGGGCTGACTCGAAAGTAAGCCGCCTGAACATCCACGATATGGCAGTGACGTTCGTTCTTCTGGAGAAGGTCTGGGAGACGAGCCTGATAAAAGAAGTGGCAAGGCAGGCTGTAGAAGCTGTGATGCCAAATAAGCGAAAAGCCCCAACCGCTGGAACGGATGAGGCTTCTCAGATAACCATTGATTTTTAACTGGATCAATCAACAGGGGTAATTATGCACGAACCCGGTGACGAATACCAGGTGCTTACAGAAATGAAAGTGCCTGATTCATTCAAACAGCAAGGATTTGTTTACGTACTTAAAAACGAGTTCATGCCTGATGTTTACAAAATTGGTATGACGACCAACTGCCCAGACTTAAGGGCGAAGGAAATCTCATCAACTACAGGCGTTCCTACGCCTTTCACGGTCCTTACGGCTCATCATTCTAAAAATCCTAGAGCTGATGAGCGCATGATCCATGAAGCCTTTTCTAGGTTCCGCATCAGCGAAAAGCGCGAATTCTTTCGGCTTGATAAGGATGCGCTTTACAGCCTTCTAAACGAACTAAGAGCGCTTGTAGGTCCTGAGCGCAATGCAGATGTGGCTGAGCTTGCTCTGTACGATTCTCTCATATCTTTTCACAAAGAGGATGCCTTAGACCTCGAGGCGGAATTAATAGACTCCGGGCTGGGAGGCTATGTCGGGGAAAAGAGGTCAGCTACAAATTTTCTGATCCGACTGGGCATTAGTTATATGAAAAGCGTCATTGCACACAAGCAGGCCACCTTCGTCATTGACGGCGATGGAAAGGCATCACTGATAAAGAACCTAGAAACTCAATGGGAGGAATCACAACATGAGCAGTAATGTTCAGAAGGTTGATTTCACCAACCGTAAAATCTTACCAGATAAGCCAGGAGGTCAAGTGGCCGACCTTGATAACGGCTATCTGCGACTGGCTAATCAGATTCAGGATGCGCTTTGCAAAGTTGAATTGTCGGGGCGTGAATTCCGCGTTCTGAATTCAATTATCCGCCTGACATATGGATGGTCGAAAAAAGAGGACCGGATAACGAATAGCCTCATTGCTGACACAACCGATCTAAGCGTTAAGCACTCATCGGAAGCAGTGAACAACCTTGCAGAGCGTCAAATCCTGACTATGAGACGCATAGGGCAGACACGCTATATCGGAATCAATACAGACTTAGAAAAGTGGGCTTACAAGAAGCCGTTACCTGAGGTAACTACCCCTAAAAAAGGGGATGGCAAAACCATCCCCGAAAACAGGGATAACCATCCCCAGAATCAGGGATCACCATCCCCGAAAACGGGGAACACCAAAGACATTCTTCCAAAGACAGATAAAAAATTAAAACCCCCTAAATCCCCCAAGGGGGAATCGAAAGGTTTTGACCCATATTCGATAGCTGTCCCTGAATGGCTTAATCAGACTGCATGGTATGAATGGATTAAATACCGGGATGACTCCAAGAAGCCCATCAAGACAGAAATCACAGTGACTAAAGCCTTCGCAGTGCTGAAAGACTGTCTTGACGATGGGCACGATCCGGTAGACGTCATCAATTCCAGCATAGCGAACGGCTACCAAGGCCTGTTCAAACCGAAGTTTCCAATCCGCAAGCAACTGCCAGCGCAGCAACAACCCGCTCAGCACTGGAATGACCGCAAGGCATGGGAGAATGATTTCTTATGAGAAACCTCGTATCAGCAATTCAGAATCGTGATGCTAGTGCTCTGGCCCGACTGGCTGGCGACGGTCCTCAACCAGTTGATCGTGGCGTGCATGAAGGGGTAGAGCGACTAGTAGACGCCCTGTTCAACAACCTGAAGCAAGTATTCCCTGCGTCGGTAAGCACTGCATGGCGCAATCCTAACGATGAAGCAGCTGCAAAACGTCAGTGGATCGCGGCCTTCGCAGAGGACGGCATCAGCAGCAAACAGCAACTTTCTGCTGGCATGAAGCAGGCAAGATCAAGCGGTTCGCCGTTCCTCCCGTCACCAGGTCAGTTCATCGCGTGGTGCAAAGAGGGAACCTCACTGGCAGCGGGTTTACCAGACGAAGATTCACTGTACGACATGGTCATGACGTACTGCGCCCGCCGCGGGCTCTACCAGTCACCAGAAGCGTACCCTTGGGAAGCCAATTCCGATTACTGGATGGTAACTGGACTGTACAGCATGATGCGGGCGCAGGGGCTTAGTGAGCCTGAGCTGCGAATTAAATGCCGCGGCGAGCTTCGCAAGATGGCTGCACGAATTGAGGCTGGCGAACAAATTCCCCCGCCGCGCGCTCAGCTTGAAAAACTGCACATGCCGGTCAGTAACGAAAAGGCAATGGACAATGTCGCACGCCTCAAAGCACTCCTTAAGAAGGGGAAGGCGTCATGAGTGAGCGCACAAGAAACAGCTTTGAGCGATTTTATCGCAGTGTACACGGCGATAAGCACAGCATGGCCCGTTCTCATCTCGGCTATCAGGATGATTCGGTAGATCGCGCATTTTTCTTCTGGCTTGCAGGCCGGGAAGGAGCAAAGGCATGACACAGGTAACACAGCTGATTATCCGGCCCACACAGGACCAGACTCGCAACCTCGTGCGGGCAATAATCGACATCGCGAAAAAGCAACCGCCATCACACGAGGCCCTGCTGCACATCCGCACGCTGGCCGCTGAGGCGCTGGACATGATGAGCGATTCCCGTTCCGACAAAGGCGGCAAGAAAAAGGGTGGGTTCTGATGAAAATGAAATGCCCCTGCATCGAAGTTATCAGAAAGAAATATCTACTAAAGCAGGCTCTGCTGAAGAGAGGTTCCAATGAAAAAGCTAACCGCTGAGAAGTGCAGAGCGCTGATTTTAATCCTACATCGATGCAGAAATTTGCGAATCATCAGCACGAGAGAAGAGCGTTATCTCGAAGCTCTTGAGATTGCCCTGCCAGTACTTGAGCAGCAGGAAGCGAAAAAGCAGGTATCACTTCGTGAAGGCGTCGAGGCTATCCGCAAGAGCGTTGCTGAGTCAGGTGGGTATAACTTCGCGGCTTTGCGCGCAGAACAGGAAGGTAGTGTCGGACAATGCATCTGGTCTTATGACTACGGCGATAATTTTTGGTCGGCAGCATGCGGTGAAGCCTGGTGCTTTACTGACGGCGGCCCAGAGGAAAACAGGGTTAAGTTCTGTCAGGGCTGCGGGCGACCGATTGCGCTTGAGCGGCAGGAACGCGAGCGAGAGGAAGACTGACATGAGCTATCTGGTTATATGCGGCATCATTCTCAACGCCATCATTGCCACGGCATTAATTTATGCGCTCTGGATATCCATAATATTTCCAGCAGTTGAGGCCTTCAGTTTATGCCGCTGGTACAGCAGAATATTTAAGCACCACCCTAGCATCAGACCTGAATGGTCCTGGTTAGGGTGTTGGTGGCATAACTTCCACTTCATGGGCAGAGATTTTGATTCTACCGGTAGCAAATACGGAACATGGCGAGGCGTGGGTAACTGGATTGTGTTTCTGGAACGCGAGCGAGGAGAGGATGTATGAGGCTCAGGGTTTGTGAAACTAAATGGGCCAATTATTTCCCCCAAGAAAGGCCGCTAAATGGCAGGAGGCTAAAGGTATGGGCAGAGCATGGCCGATTTCTTGGCGAAGGGCTGGGAACTGAGCGCCGTAAAACTGGAAATGGAATATTCGCTGCTGGAAAACACTTTGATTCCAATTACATTCTGCACTGGATTTACGACGATGAACCGGAGATGCATGAGCGACAAAGATGAGCTGGAGCGGCAGAGGTTTGAGCAGAGCTGGTTAAAACGTGGTGGTGAGACAACAGATTTAGGCCGGTTCCCGCATGGTCACGTTGAGGCAGGCTCAGGAAATGTTGGTGGTAGTTACGTTTGTGACATCGTACAGGGCCACTGGCAGACATGGCAGGCAGCCTTAAGCAGCAAGCAGGAGAGGGAATGACATGTGGTATTTACTTCTTGGAGTTTTTATCGGCTTTGTTGCGGGAGTGAATCTGGTTATCTGGCGGGCATATCGTGGTGACATCGAAATAAGCACACCGAAAAGAAATCAGGAGGAAGCATGACCAGCAGAGAGCAGTTTGAAGCGTGGTTCCCGGAAATGGTAAATGGCCTGCCAGCAGGAATTGTCGAGGTATTCGATAGGATGCTTTTTACGGCATGGGAAGCATCCCGCTCCACTATCGAGTTGGATATCGACTGGCCTGAAGCCAATGACGATTACTGGAAAGATGGCGAAGAAGGTGCGTACGCCCGAGGCCATGAAGACGGTAAAGACAAAACCTCGCTGGCAGTGCGTAAGGCATTAAACGACGCAGGGCTAAAGGTGAAACTATGACATACATCGCTGAGTTATTTTCAGGGCTGCTATCACTGGCGGCCCTTTTTATTGGGCTTCGTGAAATGGTCAGGAGGGGAGTGTGAAGGATATCAGCATTAGCGAATGGATGATGATTGGCCTGATGGTTATCGGCTACCTGTTCATCATCATAAAAGCCTTTGAGTGGTTTGTTCTGGTGCTGGCTAAGCAGTGGGATAAGCGACGCAAAGACACGCGCAGGCAGAAGGCGATTAACGAGCTATACGACGCCTTTGAGCTGAACAAGCTAAAGGATGACAGCACGATGCGGGTGGCAACCAAAGGCGACCTGAATATCTTCATGTACCGTAGAGAAAGGCGATGAACAACGTAATCCCCCTAAAACGTCCTGAGCACGTCATATCAGACGCTGAACTGGATAGGCTGGCTAGCGACCTTGCTGTAATCGCTACGCGTTACGCAGGTTTCATGTCACTTCCTGCTGCTATCCGCAAAACCCTGAGCGATGCACTGAAGAGAGACAAGCGCGATGGAGAAGACCAAATTCCTCCTGCGGGATAATCGCATCCGGCAGAACCTCAAAGAATTTATCGACTCCCTCCCCACCGACGAACACCGCCCCATCGAAATCACCATCAGTGACTCAAAACGCACTCTACCGCAGAACGATATGTTCCATGCGTTGTGCGCTGACGTCCAGCACCAGGCGGTTTGGCAGGGCATGAAATTGCAATTAGTTGACTGGAAAGCACTATTCGTTTCAGGGCATGCAATAGCTACAGGAAATCCGGGGCAAGTAGTACCAGGGCTTGAAGGTGAGTTTTGCAGCATACGCGAGAGCACTTCACAGATGGGCGTGAAGCGTATGACGAGTTTAATTGAGTACTCCACTGCATGGGCTGTCGGAAACGGCGTGAAGCTCCGTGAGGTGCGTTACTCAGGCGATTATTTCGGGAGAGCAGCATGAAAGAACCAATCGGTTTAGCAGCAAGAGTCGAAATGCTTCGTGAGCTTCTGTCAAAAGAGGGATCACTAAAAACCAGCGAAATCAGAATTTACTTCGCCAGCTTGGGCGTCAGCGATAAGTGCATCATGCACACCACTCACCACGCCTACAAATACGGCATCACGCACCGCAGGAAAAACTACGGAACTAACGGTTATGAATACCGCCTCGCCAGCAAATATCCGCGCTGGGGAACTCGATATGAGGCAGAAGAGCAGGCAGCGCGTCGCAACGTGGTCACTACGTGTAAGCGAAAGAGCCAGGTATATCAGCTGGACCAGCTGCTGAAATCTGCGAGAGGTGGACATGCGACGGCAAATTAGCATCACTTTCTTAGCCTGTGAACACGCCAAACTGAAGTATCCCCGCCAGAAACGCCGCCGCCACAAAATCCCGAACGAATCCGAAGTGACGACCTGCAATTACGTTGCACGGTTGCGCCGGGCTGTGGCCGACAGAATGAGGAAATCGAGATGAATTACAGCAAATGGAGTGATACTGAAATCGCAAGAGCTGTAGCGCTGCACATTTCAGAGGATGGACTTTCTTGCATCGGCGCTTCTGGAAAGGCTCTCATTCATGAATACGCAAGCGGCTTGTGCATTGGATGGAAAGAGTTCGATCCGTGCAACTCATGGGCTGATGCCGGACCGATTATTGAAAAGCACCTGATTTGCCTCGCAGCTGATGTGTTCGCAGAGCCTCAAGACGGTGGCAAGTGGGTCGCTCAGCCTGCATATGGCTGGGATAGCGAAAGGATTCGCCATGACAACCCACTTCGCGCTGCAATGGTTGTATTCCTCCAGACGAGGGAGAAGCCTGATGCGTGAACGCTGCCACCGCTGTTACACCATGCTCACCTCTGAAGACAGGTATCACTACACCATCAGGTGCGAAAACTGCCAATGCGATATGGAGTGGGAAGACCATGAAAGAGACCGGCTTATCAAATCAGCCCACTACAAATGGCGAACTGTCTGCTTTGCAGTGCGTTGGGTGTCCGGCGTTACTGGAGCCGGAAGAGACATATGCTTGCGACGCCTGCGCTGCAGGATGGATGCGAGACGCAAACTTCAACATGTGCGGAGGGGAAGGTAATGGCTGAGTTAAAAGCAGGTTGTCAGGCAATGATTATTGGCGGCTTCTACCGAACCAATGATGGAAAGTCAGTATTGGTAGCTGGATTTGTGCCAAACGGCTCTCAATTTACTTGGAATGGGCAGGTGTATGCCGAACCTGTGCCGATGGGAGATGCATGGCTAATTGCAGGTGATTTAGTTATCCGTGATGGCAATACCGGAGAAACCAAAAGACTGGATTTCGCATTGATGCCAGGAAAGTATCTGATGCCAATCGACGGAGACGACTTCCAGCACGAAGACGAGCGACAGAAGGAGCTAACCCATGGCTAAAGCACCCCGAAGGCGCTGTAAAAACCCGGACTGCCGCGAATGGTTCAATCCTGGCTTCCAGAATCAAACGTGGTGCAGCGCAGACTGCGGAACCGTAATCGCACTGGCTAAGCGGGAGAAAGACCGGCAGAAAGCGAAACAGGAGGCAGAGCGACGAAGAAGAGAAGAGACCCAGCAGGAAAAGCGCCACACCAAAATCCGCAAGTTATCAGTCCAACCCCTCAGTTACTTCCATAAACAAGCGCAGTCTGCCTTCAACGAATATATCCGCACCCGTGATGCCTCCGAACCATGCATCAGCTGCGGGCGATTCCATGAAGGGAAATATGACGCCGGACACTACCGCACTCGCGGCGCATCACCGGCCACGCGTTACGACGAAACCAACTGCCATAAGCAATGTGTTCCGTGTAACCAGCACCTGTCTGGCAACATCGAAAACTACACGCCAAACCTGATTAAAAAAATCGGGCAGGCCGCTTTCGAGCGTCTCATGGGGCCTCACCCGGTGAAGAAGTGGACGCGGGAAGAGCTGCAGGAGCTGGCCGCGCACTACCGGCAGAAAACCAGAGAGCTGATCAAGCAGAGGAGCGAAGCAGCATGAGCCTTGAAGCCACAATAAAATATCATTTTGCGAAAACAGCGAGCTTTGCCGGTATGCCGCCAGCAACAGCCTCGGAGTCACTTTCTGGTACCGACTATATGGCCGCGATGGGGATGACGCAGAGCCGCGCGCCGCTGGGTTATGCAGCCTTCATGGGGAAAGTGGGAGTAAGCGAGAACGACGCCGCACGCGCCGTATCCCTGTTAACTGATTTTGCACTGCAGACTTGCGATCGGGTTGCCGCCCTTCGCAAGCTTGAAACAGATATTAAACCAGCTGTGATGCAAGTGCTCGCAACTTACGCCTACCTCGATTACTGCCGCAGCGCCGCCAGCGTTAAGCCGTGCGAGTGCTGTAGCGCCACTGGCTTCATTGCCGCGGAAGTCGTGACAATGAAGTCGATGCTGTCCGGCGCCGGGCGTCGCGAAGTTCGTGAGCAGGTCCGGGTGCGCTGCAAAACATGCGCAGGCAAAGGTGTCGTCTCGTCGGCGTGCCGGGACTGTAACGGGCGAGGGCGCGCAGTGATGCGCAAAGAGACGGAGCTACAGGGTGTGCCGGTCATGGGCGACTGTAAGCGCTGCTGCGGGAGAGGGTATGAGCGCATCCCTTCTACTGAGGCTTACGGAGCGGTTTGCGGCATTACTGATGCCATCAGTCTGGACACATGGAAGAAGAGCGTAAAGCCGTTTTATGAAACTCTCATTGGCAAACTGGAAATTGAGGAGTCTTGGGCAAACGCAGCCCTGAATAAGGTCACTGCATAGCACGACATGAAATAGCCCATTAATTTTTAGCGGGCTATTTACTTTTCCCGAAACTGGGGATACGATTCCTAACAGTGAAAGCTACGTCTTGTTGTTGAGCGGCAACAAAACAAAGCAGCCCACAGCTTAAAGTGGGTACTAAAGCCCTGCGGATTCGCCATCTGCGAGGGCTTTTTTTATGCCAGTAAGATCATGTATGTTGTTTCCTTTTTTGACAAGGAAATCATTATGACTTGGCAAGGTATACCTTTCCCATTTGCAGAATTCTTAGCCGAAAACCATTCCTACCTTCAAATTGATAAATTACCGACAATCATTATTGATAGCGGTTTTCCTTGGGAAAATGTGCTTGGATCATTTATCGCGGCATGCATTCCAGCTTTTATTGCTTGGAAAACAATTAAAAACAGTAATGATTTAATTAAGAGTCAAATTTTATTGAGTGCTCATCAAAAGAAGATTGAGTTTTTGAGAGAACTTTTCGCCGATTACCTTACCAAGTTAGAATATGCACATCATAGCATCGACATATTGTTCGAATCATTTCCTGATGAAAAAGTGCCATATGGTGAGTTGATTAAGGTTATGGAGTTAAGCGCTGGCGCAATCTCTAGCTCAAATAAGATATTGATTACGCTAGGTAAATCTCACAAAAGATATGATGAGTGTCGCAAATTGATGAAGGCTTCAGAAAAAAAAATTGAAGAAGCTATTTCTAATCCAGAAGAAGGATTCGATGGCGAAACTGCTGTTGATGATGAAAAAAATAAGTTAATTGGCTTTCTTTCTGAACTGTTGGAAGAAGAAGAAAAAAAGCTTATTTAGTTGAATAATTACTATTTCATATCGATGAATCGAATAAATTTTTATTTATCAAAGCCAGCTAATTAGCTGCCTTTTTCAGGTTTATGCCTCTCTCAATTAATCTGGCTTTTACCTGAAATCCTTTATGGCAGAGAGCGATTTTTCCATAAAAAAGTCTGCACTCAGGCGGATTCTTCAACGTTGACTACGCAACGGCAAGGCGGGGCTTTTTCTCTCGACAAGTTAAAGCTAACCGGGCTTGCTCAGTTCAGAAAGTAGACAATTCCTAATTGAGCCAGCTCCCTCACTGAGGGGGTCACATGAGTATCGATATGAGCAAACTGGCTTCGGGCGCAGCGTATGGCGCGTCTGCCGGGACAATTGCCAACGGTCTTCTGACAAGGCTGAGTCCCGATGAATGGAGCGCCGTAGGTGTCCTGGCCGGTATTGTGGTCGCCCTGCTAACGCTCGGCATCAACTGGTATTACAAACGCAAGGCCACGCTGGCGCAGATTAAAGCTCTGCAGCGCTGGCCTACCGCGCCCGACCTCACCGAGGAATAATCCATGGCAATGTCAAACTCACTGCGGAACAAGCTGATCGCTGCCGCAGGTGGCGGAGCCATGCTTATCGCTACGGTATTCCTCGGCGGCAAGGATGGTGTGGAAGGGCGTGTGTACGTGCCTTACAAAGACGTGGCTGGAGTCTGGACAGTTTGCGACGGGCATACGGGCACCGACATCGTTAAGGGCAAAACCTACAGTGACCGCGAATGCGATCGTCTCCTATGGAATGACCTACAGCCGGTAAAGAAAGCCGTGGACGGTCTGGTCAAGGTTCCGCTTAATGAATATCAGCGCGCTGCGCTCTACAGCTTCACTTATAACGTTGGCTCGGGCTCGTTCTCTAAATCGACGCTGCTGAAGAAACTTAACGCAGGCGATCAGGATGGTGCATGCGAAGAGCTGCGCCGGTGGGTTTATGCCGGTGGTATGAAGTTTCGGGGCCTGATGAACCGCCGCGACATGGAGCGATCAATGTGCCTGGCGGAAGGTCCAAATGACATATAGCCTTCGCAACTACGTCATCACCATCGCTGTGATGTTAGCTATTGCCATAGGGTACGGAGAAATCCGTTACCTGAATGGCTGGTATGCGCATAGCGCCAAAGTTAACGCTGACTATGCACTGAAGAAACAGAAGGCTGAAGCCAGATTGGTTCCGATTGAGCAGAAGGCGGCAGCAGCCAATGCTGATGGCAAAGTCATCTACCGAACCATTACCCGCGACGTGGTGAAATATGTGCAGGATCCGAATCGCACTGTGTGCCGCTTTGATGATGATGCTTTCAGCATGCGCCAGCGAGCAATCGACGCGGCCAACAATATCGCAGGATTTGATGAGCCCGCCGTGCAAACTCAGCCAGGCGGGAAAGGACAGTGATGCAGACCTGCAGTCGGATGTGGAAAATGCTGAGTGTGTAAGAACACTTCGGCTTAACACCTACCGATGGCAGGCATGGTATCGGTCATCAATTTAGCTTCCATGTGCTGAATGTTTACCTGTTGGGCACAAAAGCATGCGCCCAATGAGAGGAATAGTGCTAAATTGCGGTGCTCAGGGCGATGAGAATTTGTACTGAGAGAAGTAGCAGAGATACTTTGAACCAGGACAATGTCTTGTACCCTTTGCTTTTCTTCCCAAAAAGACGAGTCATTTTCGATTTTTTGAGGAAAAACTTCCCTGCCAAGCAAAGCCATAAGAAATTCAAAAGGGGTGCTGCTGCATAAAGTAATGGAAAACTAGGTATAGTGTGATTCGACATCATGATAAATACTAGTTTACCAGGCCAGAGTAAGGGCCATGATACGAGTGACAAGAATCGAAACAAAATTCCAGGGAATCTATTGTTGTGTTGGATTGATATTATTATCCATGTCACAACCCAGCTTCCAAGAAAGCTAAACGCTAAGCCCAGCAACTTATCCATCGTATCAGCTGAAACGACCGGGTATGAACTTGCTGTGTTAGAGCTTTGCCCGGATTGAGAACTATAATTATAACTCTGATTGTTATAAGACGAAGTTGGGTTATAACTGCTATTAGGTTGATTATAATCGTTTCTGTAGGTTCTATCTGCATCTTCTTTATTGTGATGGATACTCCCATCTTTGCCTTCATAGACGTCAGCGCCGAAAATGTTTTTACCCTTATAATCTGAACTCATAGTCATCCCTATCTAATTAAAATTTGCCTTAAGGGCAAAGCTGGTTCGCAAACTTTCAGATAATACCTGTATTCATGAACTATTCTACTACGAAATTTAGTAGGCAAACTCATTGTAAAGCGCAATTGCGAGTGCGCCCGATGATGGAATCATTTACTCGGTTGTTTTGCTACCCATAAAGCCAGTAATAATCCAGGCCAAGGCCCACATGCATAGGTAAGCACATGCAGCGGCTATGGGAACGAGGATCAAGGGAGCAAGCCCATCATGTTCGCTGTGGCCCACTACATCTAAAGTTCCTGCAATTAAAATTAGGACTGCCAGCACAACACCAATGCGATGAAACCCTTGTTTGATTTTGTTCTGCATATTCAAAGAAATGTGAAAGTTATCGGTACTGCATTATCTATGATTTTTTGTTGTATGAAACCTTTTGAATCCTCCGACAAGGGATAACGGTTAGCCACGCTGTGAAGCGTCGCGAAGCTGGATTGACGTAATCGTCAATTAAATTATTGATTGCAATGGGTTATTTTGTTGGCTAACGTTGTTAGCGAACTGCAATCAAGAGGTGGATATGGAAGAGATAATCGTAACTGTCATTGGCAGCAATTTGCCCGCAATGCCAGCGAGCAAGTTCTATGATCAAGAAGATGATGTCGTATATATCGAAATAAAAGGTGATGACATTAGTCAGGCGATATTTAGGAACATCAGCCAGGGTACAAGTGTAGAGCTGCACTCGCAGCTTAAATCTATAGGCTTTTATACGTTGATAACAGCTACCGCAGACATGGTCTTGCTTGCGAAGGGCGACATTCCAAAGCTTTTACAGCGTAAGAGAAATTTTAAATAAGCCGCCTCCGGGCGGTTTTTTATTGGAGTAAATATGGCGACACCAGATTGGGAGGCCATCGAGTCGGCTTACCGGGCTGGCTTGTTGTCTATCCGAGAAATCGCATCTCAGCATGGCATCACCCACGGCGCCATCAATAAGCGCGCAAAGCGTGATGGATGGGAGCGAGACCTAAAGGCAAAGATAAAAGCCAAGGCTGACGCGCTGGTATCCAAACGAGAGGTATCCAGCAAGGTATCCACTGAAACGGCTACCTGTGAACGGATACTGATTGAGGCAAACGCCGAGGTTATTGCCACTGTCCGCATGGAGCATCGTGGAGACATTCGTCGGGCCCGCAATATTGCCAACTCACTCTTTGATGAACTCGAGGCCGAATGCGCTGACGTCGCTGCATTGCAGCAGCTGGGTGATCTGATGTATCAGCCTGACGACAAAGGGCAGGACAGGCTCAACGAGATTTATCACAAGGTGATCAGCATGCCGGGGCGGGTGAAGTCGATGAAAGACCTATCCGACACGCTTAAAACGCTAATTGGCCTGGAGCGTCAGGCGTACGACATTGACGGCCCTGCCGGTGATGACGCATCTAAGAAACTATCCGACCTGATGGACGATCTCGCCAAGGGGTAAGCATGAAACCAGAGCATCTCAAGCTTCTGCGAGACAAACTCTGGCGCCTGAATCACCTCTACTGGATAACCGACAAAGAAGGCAAGCCAGTACGCTTCAAGATGACGCCTGAGCAGCTCGAATACTTTGAAGGCATGCATACCCGCAACATCATCCTGAAAGCCCGCCAGTTAGGCTTTACCACTGAAGTCTGCATTATCCAGCTAGATGCCGCTTTGTTCGAAGCCGCCAAATGCGCCCTGATAGCCCATACCCTGAACGACGCCAAGCGCCTTTTCCGCGAGAAAATTAAATATGCCTATGACCGCCTTCCTGATGAGATTAAGGCCGCTAACCCAGCGAGCAACGATGCAGCGGGTGAGCTGGTATTCAGTAAAGGTGGCTCGCTATATATCAGCACGTCTTTTCGTGGCGGCACGCTTCGTTATCTGCATGTTTCCGAGTTCGGCAAGATATGTGCTAAGTTCCCGGATAAAGCCCGCGAGATTGTCACCGGCGCTTTTGAGGCAGTATCAGGCGACTGTTTCACGACGATTGAAAGCACTGCAGAAGGCCGCGCTGGTTACTTCTTCGATTACTGCCAGTCGGCAGAAAAGGCGCTCATTCAGGGCAAGCAGCTCTCACAGTTAGACTGGAAATTCTTCTTCTTCTCGTGGTGGAAGAACCCACTCTATGCAATCGATCCAGTAGAGCAGATACCGCAACACCTGAGTGATTATTTCGCTGACATCGAGGCGAAGCATGGAGTTGTGACTGACGAGCGCCAGAGGGCCTGGTATCACGCCAAAAAGAAAACACTCGGCGATGACATGAAGCGCGAATATCCGTCGATACCGGCGGAGGCGTTTCAGCAGTCAGTCGAGGGCGCTTACTACGCTAAGCAGTTCCGCAAGCTGTACGAGCAGAAGCGGATCGGCGCGCTGCCAGACAACTCACACCTGCCGGTTCACACCTTTTGGGATATCGGCGTAGGCGACTCTACAGCTATCTGGTTTGTTCGCATCGTTGGCGAGGAATATCACGTCATCGACTACTACGAGAACAGCGGCGAAGGCCTCAGGCACTACATGAAGGTGCTGAAGGATAAAAGCTATGAGTACGCCGCTCACTGGGGTCCGCACGACATCGATAACCGCGAGTTCGGCTCTGATGCGAAATCACGCCGCGAGCTGGCCCGAGAGGGTTACGAAATCGACGGGGCAAGATACACGATAACCTTTCAGGTCGTGCCAAAGCTCGGTGTTGATGACGGCATCGAACAGGTGCGTGAAATCCTGCCTAAGTGCGCCTTTGATGAGCATAAGTGTGCTGACGGCATTATCGCGCTTGAAGGCTACCGCAAAGAGTGGGACGACAAGCGCGGGTGCTGGAAAGACAAGCCTCTACACGATCACACCTCACACGGAGCTGACAGCTTCCGTTATTTCGCCGTGACGCAGAAGAAACGCAGCGTCCTTAAAGCGGCCCCGATTACATTCAGACGATAAGCGACTATGGCTAACTATTCATACGCAAGAGCAGAATACAGCGATGCCGCAAAGTCATGGCAGCTTGTCAAAGACTGCGTGGCCGGTTCAAAGGCTGTTAAAGAGAAGGGAACGCTCTACCTTCCAATGCCCGATCCGACAAACGACAGCGAGCAGAACCTTGCTGATTATGATGCCCTTAAAGCCCGAGCGATGTATCTCAATATCACCGGCCGCACACGTCAGGGTCTGATTGGTGCTGTATTCCGTAAAACCGCAGAGGTGGATTTGCCGGAATCGGTGAAGTATCTCATTGAGAATGCCAGCGGTGACGGCACAAGCCTTGAGCAGCTTTCCAAAGAGGCTGTAGGCGAAGACCTCGATACGGGCCGCGGTGGCTTCTTCGTTGACTACCCCACTAGTGATGCGCCAGAAGGCACTCGCCCGACGAAGGCGCAGACAGCAGGGCGCTTTGCTCACATTCATCTCTACGAAGCGTTGAGCATCATCAACTGGCGCGAAGACGTGATCAACGGAGTGCGCAAGCTGACGCTGGTTGTGTTCGCGGAGTGCTACAACAAAGCGGAAGCCGACGAGTTTAGCTTTGATGTTCGTAAGCAGTTCCGCGCACTGACGCTTGAGGATGGAAAGTATCGCCATCGCATGTGGCATGAGGGCGATCCGTACGACGCGCCGCAGCTCGACGTCTACCCGACCGATTTCAGCGGCAACACGTTCGATCACATCCCGTTTTACTTCTTCGGCGCAGAGAGCAACGATGCTCGCATTGATAAAGCGCCACTGGAAGACCTTGCCGAGGTGAACATCCTCCATTACGGCAACAGCGCCACGGTGGAAGAGTCTGGCTTCATCAGCAGTCAGCCAACAGTGTTCTTCACAACCGACATTGAGCATGACGAGTTCCAGAAGTGGAACCCGAACGGTATCCAGGTTGGGTCAAAGCGCGGTTACAGCCTTGGCAGAATCGGCACAGCAACAATGGTGCAGGCAGCAGAGGGGCAACTGGCTCGCACTCTGATGCTGGATAAAGAGAACCAGATGCTGATGATTGGTGCGCGCATCGTGCAGCAATCAGGGCAGAAAGAAACAGCAGAAGCCGCCCGCATCCGCTACAGCAGCGATAACAGCGTGCTGGGTACGATTGCGGGTAATGTCAGCGAGGCGCTGAAACGCGCCATTCTGGATGCTCAGCTCTACATGAGCGGCAATGCAGACATGGCTAACACCGTGTTCTGGCTGAATCAGGAATTCTTCGACGAAACGATGGATGCACAGATGATTCTGGCGCAAATCCAGCTATGGCAGCAGGGCTTCATCGCAAAATCTGACCTTCGCACTAATCTTCGCCAGGCAGCCATCATCGACGCTGATCGCAATGACGATGACATTGATTCAGATCGCGCTGAAGAGCCACCGGTTGAAGGTGATACCGTCACAAACGAACCAAAATCCGTTACTGAGGAATAGTCATGAGCGATAAAGATATTGAGCAGGAAATCCAGGCTAAAGGTAAAACTGCACCGCGCGTTACACCTGAGCATATCGAAAACATTATTACCAGCGAGCACTATTTCACTGCATTTGATGGTCGCCATGGTGCCATCGATCGTGGGACGTATTCTGGCCGCGAACGACCAATTACAGAAGGCGAAGATGTGCAGTTACTGAAAACGCTCACCTTCTGCGTACTGGTGCTTGAAAATGGATTCACCGTAATTGGTGAGTCGGCCTGCGCCAGCCCGGGAAACTTTGATGCAGAGATTGGCTGCAAAATTGCACGACAGAATGCAGTTAACAAAATCTGGCCGCTTGAAGGATACCTCCTGAAACAGCAATTATTTGAAGACGGCATATGAGGTAAGCGATGAGCGCAGACGGTTACACGACAGACGCCGCCACGCGCCATCAGGTTTACGTACAGCGATTTGGGTCAGGGCTTGCGGGTAAGGCGGCTAAGTTCGTACGCAAGGCGATTAAGCGAGCCAAAGAGGCTGTAAACGGAGGGTTGAGCCAGTACGCCACCGCTCGATACAACCGGCAGATAGAAACGCTAAGGAGCGATCTGAACACTATTTACGGTGAGCTATCGCAGCAGCACAAGCTCGACCTGGGTGAGTTTGCGCAATACGAGTTCACCTTCAATAGCAAACTGCTCGGCCAAATCGTTAAAGCTTCTGTGCGTCTCGCTGAGCCTTCGGCGGAAATGATAGCTGCTGCTGTACTGGCTGACCCTTTAGAGCTTGCTGTAGGCCATGGCAGACAGGTTATCGACATCACTGGCGCGCTGGCACAGTTCGGCAGCAAGAAGACGGCGGATATCCTGAGTGAAATCGCTATAGGTTCATCACTCGGCGAAACGCAGAAGCAAATCATCCGGCGCCTTACCTCGCTGGGTGTGTCGCATGAGGAGCAGGTCGGATCGCTGGTCAGAACGATGACCAACCACGTCGCATCATCTGCTCGCTCGCAAACGATGAAGTCAAACGATGACATCCTTGAGGGCAAGAAGCGCGTTGCGACTCTGGATGGCCGCACAACGCCGCTTTGCCGGTCACTGGATGGCAAGGTGGTGCCGCTTGATGCGATATCACCGCCGTTTCACTGGGGCTGCCGCACGTCAGAGGTTCCGGTGCTTAAGGCCGAGTATCGTCGGGAGATTCCCGGATCAACGCGGCCAGCAGTCGGGCCGAATGGCGTTGAGCAGGTCAGTAGCAAGACGACCTACGGCGAGTGGCTTGCAAGACAGCCAGCATCTTTTCAGAAGGAAGTGCTCGGCCCAGCGCGCTACAAGCTGTTCAGCAAAGGCGAACTCAGCATCGATCGTTTCGTTGATGACAACGGCAAGCAGTACACCCTCGACCAACTCAAAGATTTAGAGCCGCATGCTTTTCAAGTAGCTTTTAATTAGCCTTGACGAGACAATCTTTTCTTTGGCTTTGTAATTTATTCATATCTTTCAGATATTGGGATTGCCAGTCCCTTTTCAAAACATCTAGTTTCTTCAAAATTGATGGGGTTGGATTATCATTTGGATCTGTGCTGGCTCCAGCTAATAACCTACCACTTACATCTGTGATTTTGAATGTAATCTCAGAGAGCTCTGGGCTTGTGTATGCTAATGACTTAAACCCTTCAATTGATACTTGCCCTAAAGAGGTAATAGTTGTCTGGTTGTTAGCCACATATAATGATTGTTGTGTGACAACATTATAATAAGCGCCAATCCCACCAAGAAAAGCAGATGCATGATTACTCAAAGCTAGCTCTTTAGCCGCTAAGCTGTCTAAACAAATATTTGTTTGCCGTTCATCTGATGCTCTGTCGGCAGCTTTAGTAGCTTGCAAATATGTCAAATAAGTTGATGCGACTCCAGATAAGCCCGTTATTACGGCGCCCAA